TCTTATTCAGGATGCCCAATTTGGAGCGAATTGGCATCAAGAAACTAACTTATAAAGAAGATAGCGATGTTGTAACTGTATTTGAGTTACGCGGATCTACAGGTAATACGGGAGTGCAAGACTTATTACCACCTTCCATCCACCCTACAGGGATCCCCTACGAATGGGTTACCAATTTACCTGATACGTTTGAGGAGATCCCCCTACTCCCAGAGGTTTTAATAGATCTCTGGGAGAATTGGGACATACACGAAAAACCTATGTTGCATTGTTTAGGTAAATGGACACCTGAGCCTGTTAAACGACAGCTACCTACAAAGAACGATACGGCAGACATAATAGATCTATTTAATAAGAACAATACGCCTGCCCAGATCTTAGAGCGTAACGGTTATATAAAGAAAGGCGAAAATAGGTATTTATCGCCCCATAGTAAAAGCAAAACACCAGGCATTGTAATCCTGGACGATGGCACTATTTATAGTCATCACGGTGGAGATCAGTTAGGCGATGGCCATAGCCATGATGCTTTTGATATTGCCAGGATCCTGGAATCTAACTCAGATTGGAAAAGTGCGTTTAACAATGCCAGGACAGATCTTGGTATAGAACAAGTGGTTTATGAAAAGCCAATAGACGTTAGACCGTTTAAATTCTTTCACGCATCAGAAGCTATAGACAATGCTACACCGCCTAAATGGGTTATACGCAATGTCGCAGAAGAAGACAGTTTAATTGGTATGTTTGGGCCACCCAAAACAGGTAAATCATTTGTCACTATAGACATGGCGTGTTGTGTAGCTACAGGCAAAGATTGGCATGAGAAAAAGACTAAACAAGGCTTAGTATTGTACTTAGCAGGTGAAGGACATAGAGGTTTATCTAGAAGGTTATTAGGTTGGGAACAGGTCAACCATAAACCGCTAAAAGATAGCAAATTACATTACTCAGAACGTGGCGTACAGATCTTAGACAATCTAGATGCAGAAATGATGAGGAATGAAGCATTGGCGTTACAAGATACCTATAAAGAACGCCCTACCCTTATTGTTATAGATACATTAGCCAGGAACTTTGGTCCAGGTAACGAAAACAGCACAGAAGATATGAATAGGTTTGTAGCTAACGTAGATAGGTATATACGCGAAGAGTTTAGATGTGCAGTTATGTTGGTGCATCACACAGGACACAATGAAGGTGGCAGAGGTCGTGGATCTAGCGTACTACCTGCCGCCCTAGATGCAGAATACAGAGTGTCTAAGAATGATGATTTAGATATGCAGAATTGGTCGCTAGATCTAGAGCAAACATTAATAAAAGATGGATCTGGTATGTCACCTATGCGGTTTAGTTTTAGTGAGACAGAGTTTCATCATTTATTAGATGAAGAAGGACAACCCACAACGTCAGGTGCGCTTATATCTATACCTTGGGAACCTACGGTTACTGATAAGCCTTTAGGCGATGCCCAAAAGACGGTACTAGAAACATTGGAACGTATTTACTACGAGAAATACGCAAGAGAAGGTATGGAGAAAGACGTATTTGTTACACAAAAGGAACTAAGGGAAGCGTGTGGTTTTGATATTACAAAAGCGAAGAAACGACTTATAGATCTTGGCCACATAGATGAGGTAGAAACACATAAATATTTACCTACAAATAGACATGAATAGTTTGCCTAATAAAAAGTACAACATCATTTATGCAGATCCGCCCTGGACATATAACGATAAAAGAAGTGGCTCAGGTTATAAAAATCCCAACGGTGCAGGTGGTGCAGACAAACATTATGCAACGATGCCTTTAAACGATATTTGCGATATGCCTATACAAGATATAGCTGATAAAAATGCCATGCTGTTTTTATGGTGTACCTCTAGTTTATTGGATTATGGTTTTGAAGTAATGAAACATTGGGGTTTTAAATATAAGACTATGGGTTTTGTTTGGGTAAAAATGACTAAAGATTATTCTAAACCTTATTCTGGTATGGGGTTTTATACCAATCAAAATGCGGAATTTTGTTTACTTGGTTTGAAAGGTAAATACTGGAGAGAAGCAAAAAATGTAAAACAAATAATACAAGAGCCAAGAGATAAACACTCTAAAAAACCACCAGAAATCAGAGATAGGATTGTAAATTTATGCGGTGATTTGCCGCGTATAGAATTGTTTGCAAGACAAAAAACAGAAGGTTGGGATGTATGGGGTAATGAGATATGAAACACAGTAAGCAACACAGTAAGCACAGTAAGTACAGTAAGAAATCGACCATTTTGCACAGTAAGTACAGTAACACCCTATGGGTTACTGTACTGTCTGTGTGGTTTCAGCGTTTTTGCTTACTGTGATAAAAGCGATGAATAAGACGTATAAGCCACCAAAAAATCCACAAAAAGATAAAAGCGATATCTTATTAGCCAAGGTAGAAAAGCGCAGATCTGAAATCAGCTTGCGTTGGGGTGAGGAGCGATTTACAGATCTTATAGATCCACAGCTACGCGAAAGGTATATAGAAATGTGTAATAAGTTTGATGCGGTTAAAGCAGGTACAAATTATCTAAGCATACAAACTATGGCAGAAGGTATGTTAAGAGCCTACGACAAGTGCGAAGAGAATATTAGGCAACGCGGACATGATGTATTGAATGGAGAGATCTGGGCATTTACTTATGAAGGTATTAGATTTTTAGTGGTCAAGGACAAAGCGTATATGCCAAGAGCATTAGCAATGTCTAAGAAGGAAGGATGCACAGACAGTATGTGGCATATAAAAGAATTATTAAAACTAATCCCTAAAGATTCATTTGTCTTTACGGATGCAATCAAAAGCAAATTCCCAGGTGCGGAAGTTATAGAACCAACAACAATAGAGGATGTAAAGAACGTGGGGCCAATAACTCCATTTTTAGGATAATGATAGATTTACAAATGGATGATAGTGGTAATACAACTACAAGCGGCACAGTAGCTTTTGTCGCACCGCGACAGAATCAAGATGCACGCGTTATAGAATTACAAGAACAAGTAAAACGCTATGCAAGACAGATAGACGAATTGAAGCAAGCATTGGATGAAGCGTTAGACAACCAAACAGATACAGATTTTACAAAGGAAGAATTAGCTTTTATTTTGTCTAGAGTACATCCAGATAAAAATCCTAATTCTAATATTGCAACAACGCTTACGAGCAAACTAATAAAAGGAAGAAACAAATGAATGTAGAAGAATTGATAGAACAAAAGGGAGAAGACTACGGCAAACCAGAGTTATTCTTTGGCGCATTGTCAGAGATCTGGACAAGCATGTTAGGTAAGCGCATATCTAAATCAGATGCAGTGGCGATGATGGTTGCCTTTAAAGCATTACGAGCAACTAACAATCCTGGCTTAAAAGATTCTTGGGTAGACATACAAGGCTACGGAAAGATCGGTGAAGATTTAAAATAAAAAATTTAACTAATTAATATAAAATCTAATTATGACTAATAGAAACTACAATAAAGATATTAAGGAGATATTAAAGAAAAGGATTTCACACGGTGACTCAATGCATGACATTGCAATGAGTCTTGATGTTGATAAAGCAACAGTATCTAGATGGGCTAAGAAGTACAACATAAAGCCTACTAACAAATTCCCTAAAGGTGAGTAATGACACAGGCAATAAATATAAAAAGTAATTCTAAGCAAATACAAAAACAGTTAGGTAGAAAATATAAAAAGCATTTACCAGAAGCCACAAGATTTGCATTGAACAATACTGCAAAGAAATTACAGAAGGCTTACAAAGTGCAAGCGGTTAAGAACTTAGATAGACCAGTACCATTTACTTTACGTGGATTTAAAATAGGATTTGCAAGCAGACGTAAACTAGAATCATTTGTAGTAATAACAGATGCAGTAGCTAAGTATCTTAAATTTCAAATAGAAGGCGGTATCTCTAGACCAACAAGACCAGAAGCCGTACCAACACAAAACCAACCACTTAATAAATACGGCAACATAGCAAGAAAAAAATTGGTTGGCGGTAACATGGAAGTTAGACCAACAAAGACAGGAATGGGAGTATGGAAAGTATTTAAAAAGAAACCACCTGTATTGCTAGTGGCGTTCAAGAAAACAATTAACTACGCAAAGCGTTTTCCTTTTTACAAGATAGGCAACGGTGTTGTGAAGAATGTATTTCCAAAAGAACTAAGGTTTTCTTTACGCAAGGAAATGCAAAAAAAATGATGGCTCTGAAACCCTTATATATTAAGGCTTACGGGTCCTCCCTAGTCAATAGATCGCCCTTTC